ATTCGTTCTTCTTCATAAGATCCTTCTTTCTGCCGGTTTAAGGGTTGCCGGCGCCCTTTTGGTTGTTATGATGCTACGTTGAAGTCTCCCCATGAGGTTGTTTCTTCTTCGGAGATCCCGTTGAACTCTCTGAGTACTTCGAACAGTTTCATCTGTACTTTAGCCAGGAAGAATCTGGCCTTTGTTGAAAGTTCCTCATCTTCTATCTGATAGAGGATTGAGTTTGAGAAGCTCTGGAATTTATAGATTGTCATTTCTATGTTGCGATTTCTTTCAAGATGCCAATCAAGAACCATCTGCTTTGTTGCCTTCTTTGTTGCTGCAAATTCCTTGCTGTATTTCTTGCTGTCGTTCTCAGCTTCCTTGTCCTTGTACTGCTTCTGGACTGAAAGAGCGTTGTACTTGTAAAGGGTTGTGAATGCATCTATAAAGTCCTGATCGTTCATTACTCTGTCATCTCTATAGTTCCACATCCTGAGAAGCTGTTCTCTGTAGCAGTTCTTTTCTTCTGCAAGTCCTGCAAGGAATCCGGCTGCTTTCATGTATTCTGATTTGGAAATTACGAAACTACTCATATTGTTACCTCCTTATGTGGTGCTTCGTGTGAAGCGGTGTTTTGTTTGGTGTGATTAAAGCATAGCACTATGGGAACATAGACACAAGACGTAATTATTCACAAAAAATCTATGGGAACATTGTGCAATGTGTCTATGGGAACATATACCAAATCATGATATATTCATTATAAGGAGGTGATATTATGTCAGAAGAGAAGAAAAGCAGATACACAGAAGCCCAGGCCGCATCTGCTAAAAGATATTTAGCGAAGTTTTCAGAGATCCGGATCAGGTTGCAGCCAGAAGAAAAAGCCGAGATCGAGCGCCGGGCGGCGGAGGCTGGCAAGAGTGTAAATCAATATATAAAAGATTTAGCTTTAAAATGAAAAAATCACAAGGAACCTTGTGAAAAGAAGAAAGAAAACATGTTAATATGATATAAACGAAAGATATATAGAATAAATATAAATAATAAAATATATATATCTATTCTATGTTATTTCAACCCCCATAATTTAAACCGTTTTCAAAAGTCCCAGTCACTACCTTCTGGGGCTTTTTCTTTTGTAAAAATGAATGAAAAAATAATGATTCATACATATCCGGCCAGACTGTGGTATGTAAAAGACTTTTTAATCCCTTCTCTTATAGATCAGGGAGCAAAAAACATAGTAATTGCTAACGATAAATATAAAATTGGTAATTTACTATCATTTATTATGAGCTTAAAAGATTGTGGAGACGCCTGGCACCTTCAGGACGATGTTATTATCTGCAGCGACTTTGTAGAACGTATAAAAAAGTATTCCGGGGTTTGCTGTGGTTTTTACGCTGGATCATTTGACCGGGGAAATAAACAAGAAGGTAAAAACATCCCTGATAATATGTGGTTTAGTTTTCCTTGCATCAGGATTCCCGGAGACATAGCGGAAGAGTTTTACAATTGGTTTTATACCGAAAAGGAAAAAGATAAACGAGGATTTCAGAAGATGATTAACTCCGGCAAGATGGACGATCTTGTCTTTATGGAATATTTACGGGAGTTTTACCCAGATATGGAAATAACAAATATAAAGCCTAATCTGGTAGATCATATAGATTACCTAATAGGCGGATCAGTAGCAAACAGCCAGAGACGCGGAAAAGCAACGGCCACATACTTTGAAGAGCCGGAACTGGTTAAACAGCTTGAACAGCAATTAATCATCTGCAGAACGAAAGGAGGCTTTAAAAATGAATAACGAAGAACAAAAGGCCCCTTTTGATATTTCCATATATCCCAAAGAAAAATATACAACCGGGAAGGGCGAAGAGATAGAGCGCTATATAATCCCGGATGATGTATTTGAAGAGCATTTAAAAGAACTTCCAGATAATACAGTTAATGAAAGTAAAACATACAGAGCATTTACTGGTGGAAAGTTAATTATACTTGGCGCAGATCCGGAACGTGACAAAGCAATACATAAGGCCGGAGCTGAAGCCACTAACGCAACGTTGAAGCAACGACGTACTTTTAAGGAGCAGGCCGACATTTTATTGTCTAGAATCAATAAAGAGACGGGAAAAACGGGGATAGAAGAAATCACAGTTGCAATGATGGAGAGAGCACTGGCCGGAGACGTGAAAGCGTACACAGCACTACGCGACACAGCAGGAGAAAAGCCCGCCGACAGTCTGGACCTGAATGCAAACGTAATAACCGAAGCGGATCAGTCACTAATTGAGAAGCTGAAGAACCGCACCGGAGTAGAATAGTAAACCACTATATCTAGTATGCGCGTAGGATCTGAGTGACTGGAAGGGTAACACAAACAATTTAAAAGACTTGTATCAAATAGAATAATGTAGATTATTCCTACATCTATCCATATTGTTAAAGGATAGATAAAGATATCAAGCATAGCGCAGAATCAGAGTTTAGTGACATGATAATTTAGCGGAGTGAAGTGGAAGGGACAAAGGCCCAGCGCCCAGCAGATCGGGAGCGGCTGAGCTTCATTGATTGATGGAAATCATCAACGCATATTAGTTGGACAACAGCTCTTTTTTTATTTTTTGGGGCTTTTTTTCAGGCTTTTAGCTTGCTTTGATGGATTTTATCGGAAGAGCTGGCCGGATCAGACCGGACCAGATCGCAGCAGCCACCTGGCACCCCTCCCCCCCGGTGCGTCCCGAAGAATCTCTAATATATATATAAAAATACCCACTCCCAAATTTTTTAAAAAAATAGCACTGTTAACACTTTGACAGTAGAGATAATCGTGGTGGCGGAATAGGTAGACGCATCTAAGTGCACTTAGAGAAGAACGGGTACCATAACCCGTGGTGAGTGAAATCACTGTTTCATGTAAGGTTGCAAATCCTTACCCACGTTTTATACTCATCTAATTTCTTTTTGTTGGCAGTGTGTTTTTTTGATATAGGAGGATGGCAATGATATTGGTGATAACGTTCAAGGATGAGGACGTGGAAGTCCTGAGGAATGTCCGGAGCGTAAGTGAGGAAGGGGACAGCCTGGAAGTCCGGAGTGAAGAAGTAAATGTAGCGAGATATGACAGGGCTGAGATACAGAAAGCAGAGATAGTTTGGAGATAAGATGGAGACGACTGTTTTAGGCATAAGGCTGACAAAAGAGCAGAGAGACAGGTTAAAGGCTATAGGGGCCGATAACAGGATGGGAGAAGGCGAAGTAGCCAGGCTTTTGATTGATAATGCTATCAGGGGCCGGATAAAGATAGAAAAAGGGCAGGTTGTGGAGGTAGGACATGCTGGATACGAGGAAGAAGGAAGATGAAGAGAAAAAGAATGCCGCGGTTGTCCAGACTGATACCGGGAAGGCGAATATAAGAGTTGATAAGAGTAAGGCTGATTCGGACGCTTCTGACTTCCATAACGCAAAAAAGCCCAAAAATGGCGGATTCCCTACGTCAGAAGAAGAACGAAAGGCGATTGATGAAGAGGACTCTAAAGGCCCGTTTCAGAGTAGTACTTTAAATAAAAATTACAACAAGTGGAAAAGATCGAACGAGTATTATCGTGACCGCGGAGAGTGGGATATGATACAACCTGGTCAATATATAGATCAGGTAAAGAAGCTTATTGAGGCTAATGACCGGGAACGAACCAAGGAAATAAGCAGTGCATTGTTTGATGCTGATAAAGAACGCAGGGCATTTGAGGAAAAGGCATATGATGCGGCAACAGCCGGAGGGCAGGATCTTCTAAATGCAATGAGGCGTGCTGAACTTTTGTCGCATCGTAGAAAAAAATATATAGAAGAAGGTGGAACGCCGGTATCCGTTAACCATGATAACCCGATCAGTAACGGTGCAGTAGGCGGCTCAACCCCCTGGATGCATGATGGCACTACGTGGGAACAGTCTCCAAGCGGCACATATCATACGGTAAATAATTACCAGGAGTTTGGAGATCCATGGAGTCCGGCAATTAACGGGGCAGCAGAGCAGATCCCGCAGGCCATGCAGAACCTTTCTGAGTGGATAACACCGTTTGTTAATGGTGAAGTACCTTCTTCAGAGTGGCTGGCTCAGTGGGGAGATCAGGATTTCAGGAATGAGATACCGACTGTTGAGCAGAATGTAGAACCTCCCGCGCCAATTTCTGCTGAAGAAGAGAAACTAAGAAGATTATTTGAGAATTATTTGAACAGATGAGAGAAATAGACAAATTAAGGCAGAAAGAGATTGAGTATTGCTATCAGAATCCTCTTTACTGGCTAAAGACCTATGGTCATATTGAAGATAAGGATGCAGACGAGCTTATACAGCCGTTTAATCCCTGGAAAGAGCAGACAGAGGCGTTTGAAGCATTCCTGATGCATAAGCATAATATCGTGTTGAAAGCGCGTCAGCTTGGGTTTACCTGGCTGGCGCTTCATTATGCGGTTTGGATGATGGTTACTAAACCCGGAAGGACTGTTATTGCATTATCTAAGACTGAGGATGATGCAAAGGAGTTAATAAGGCGATTAGCTGTGATTTGTCGGTATATGCCTGAATTGATGTATGAGAAGGGGAATATACCGAGTGGTTATAGCGGGGCCTGGTTTGAGAATACTACATTGAGCTTAACGATTCATTTTGATGGTCAGCCTAACAGCACAATGGTCGGTGTAGCGGCTTCGCAGGATGCAGGTCGTTCGCTGACTGCTGATTTGCTGATAATTGATGAGTGGGCGGCCCAGCAATATGCAAGGGAAATCTGGACTGCTGCTTATCCGACAATCAACAGACCTACAGGCGGTCAGGTTATCGGAATATCCACTAATAAACGCGGTACTTTGTTTGAAGAGCTTTACGAATCTAAAGATAATACGTTTTTTCACATCTTTATTCCATGGTATGCAGATCCGAGGCGGAGTAAGGCGTGGTATGACGAAACTTTACGAAACATAGGTGAAGTGGCAATGGCCCAGGAGTATCCGGCAACTGAAGAAGAGGCCATGAGCACTCCCGGCGGAGCATTCTTCCCGGAAGTAACGAAAAATTCCTTTGTTGCTGATGAGATGAAGGGCGATAAAGTTACATATTTCGTAATGGACTATGGACTTGATATGCTGGCGGCCTACTGGATAAACGTAGACAATCAGAGAAATGCCCAGATAATACGCGAACATTGTCAGAGTAATCTGCCTATAAGTACTGCAGCAGACACAATCCTGAAGATAACGGAAGAGCTTGTGGACTCAAAAGAGATCCAGAAGGTACAGCTTTATCTGGCGCCTCCGGATCTGTGGAGTCGTTCACAAGAGACAGGTAAAAGTAGGGCAATAATCTTTAGCGAAAACGGCATAAATCTTACAAAGTGTTCAAATGATTTTGCTGCCGGATGCGCTGCCCTGAAAGAATACTTAAAGCATGATGACGGGAAGAAGTCAAAGCTGACATCTTATGGAAATTGTGCAAAAGAAGCTTATCGCTGTTTGACCAAGATACAGCATGATGAGAAAAAACCAAATGTATACGCAAAAGATCCTCACGATTTAACGCATAGCGTCGATGCTCTGCGTTATTTTTGTGTCTATTGGATTAATCCGGCGGTATCGGTTAAGACCGGGAAACAGGTTATATGGACCGAAGACATGAGACACGACTATGAAGTAGCAAATGCAGAAATGCGTAAGCTAATCGAGGAACAATGGGGAGTACCTAGCTGATGAAACTGTTTAGGAGAGTGAGGCGGATGCTTAAGACTAAGCCAAATAAAAAACTAGCTGAATGGAAGAGCAAGCTGGAAGATGCCAGGAACAAATACGGT